TTCGCCCGTTTATTAACTCGAAATTGATTTAAGGATAATTTATATTATTAACTCATATTAAGAACGTATATTAAAAATGGCTTCTAGAGTATATAATAATACTGTCGGTGAAAGCATCTATAAACAAATTCAAGATTTTGACAAAGTTTCAAGAACTGTATTTTTAAAGAATTTACCATCTGAAACCCGTAAATTATATGAAAAATTCTTAGTAGCACAACGCCAAAGAAGATATAAAGAGAGTTCAGATAATAAAGTTAAAGCAAATGAAGCTGCTAAATTAGGTATGCAAAATTTAAGAGTAACTAGACCAAAAGAAGTTATTAAAACTCAAAGAAGACCATGGGATATTAAATATGAAGTCAAGCGCAAGTTATCAAGAGATGAAGCGGCAACAGTTATTCAACGAGAAGTTCGCAAAAATAGAGCAGACCAACGAGACAAAACAACCATTAAAGCAGTAACTAATATTATTGGGAATAAAATGGTTGATGATTTGGTTAATAATTATCTACAACAACTACCAGAGAAAAGAAGACCAGGACGTCCGCGCAAGAATACATAATTCTGTTATTTTTATAATCATATATAAAAATGATTTAAAGATTAAACGATATTAAAATATATAAAACGATGCCTGACTATTCAAAAGGTCAAATATATACCATTAGAAATAGAAATGATGATGCTAAAATATATGTTGGCTCAACTATTCAACCTCTTTATAAACGGTTTTATTCCCATAAAATTGATAGTAAAAGAGAAAGACAAATGAATATGTTATTATATAAAGAAATAAATAATGATTGGACTAATTGGTATATTGAATTATATGAAAATTATCCCTGTTATAGTAAAACTGAATTAGAGAAAAGAGAAGGTGAAGTTATACGATTAATCGGAACATTAAATTGTAGAATTGAAGGAAGAGATAAAAAACAATATTATATTGATAATGTTGATAAAATTAAAGAAAGGGAAAAACAATATCGTATTAAGAATGCTGATAAAATTAAAGAAAGGGAAAAACAATATCGTATTAAGAATGCTGATAAAATTAAAGAAATGGACAAATTACGATATTTAAACAAATATTTAAACAAAAAATTAAACCAAACGTCGCCTTGTTGAAGTAATTTTTTTTTTATAGTTATATGAATATATATAACTTCTTCTATTTATTATTTTCTTTCTGTGGCTGTGCGCGTGCGGGGCGCTCCCCGCTTATATAGCTTCTTCTAATTTGTTATTAACTCAAAATATATATAAGAAAATAATAATATATATGAGTAGATAAAAATAATGGAATTTGATAACTTCTATTTACCAAAAGACAAACTATCAACAAGATATGAAAAAGCAGTTTCTAAATTTGAAACATTACCAGCAAATTTTTATATGCCTAATGATGATAATCCTGATAGCCAAGGCACGCCTAATTTAGAATTAAAGAAAAAGTTTATCAAACCTATGAAATATATCCCTGAATATTCTAAATTATTAGACGGTTCATATCATACAGACAGAACTAACAGCGACCAAAACATCGCGAGAAGTATTGATTTTTTTGTTAATAATTTTCCGAGTTTTATGAAATATAAAGATACTGATGATTTATCATTTATCATTCATAATCATAGACTTTTAACCATTGAATTATTTGAATATTATTCTAAAAAACCTGATACAAGTTTAAGAACATTGGAAGGTCGTTTTGTTGCTATTTGTAGAATTATAAGAATTGCTTATGATACTAAACAATATCTATTATATCAAAAATACAGCGATATTTTATTGGATTTGAATGCAGAACATACAATGAACGAAACAGACCAAAAATTAAACAAGAATGAAGAAAAATCATTTGTTCCATTTGAAATTGTATTACAAGTTCAACAGAAATTACAAAAAGAATTTGAAGCCAATCAATCATATAAAACTAATCAAGATTTATTGCTTCTCTCGTTATATTCATTAATTCCTGTTATGCGTGATGAACTCAAATTATTAGAATTTACAACCACTAAAATGAATGATGGAGATTACATTTATATTAAAGGTAATGATATTATTTTAGATTTGAATAATCCCAAGAAAAAACACGAAGGCATTAAATTTAATATTACTAATGAAGCACCACATTTAGCGGATATCATTTATACAAGTTATAAGTTATTTCCCCGTCAATTTGTATTTACCAATTATGATAATACAGGAGAAAAAGCAAAAGTTCAAAATCTATCACGAAGACTGGTCAAAATGTTTGATTTTACAGGTAAAAATGTTGGAGTTAATTCATTGAGAAGTTCATATGCTACTTATCAAGATAGAAACAGAATGACAGTTAAAGAAAAAGATGCATTAGCGAAGAAAATGAGAACCAGTCGCAAATATTTAGATTTGAATTATATTAAAATTTTACCTAATACACAAACACAAGCAGCAATGACCACACCTGAAATATCTAATACTAAAAAAGAAACTGGATTAAATGCATATCAAAAACAACTGATGAGAAGTAGAGACTATTATGAAAATAATAAAGATAAGATATTAAACAAACAAAAAGAATATAAAAATAGTATTCCTAAAGAAGAAAAAGCAAGAGCAAAAATCATATACTTTCTTAACAATGATGAAAATTATAAAAATAAAGTCAAACCTCAAACAGTAGAGAAATACAATATCAAATATATAAATGGTATATGGGTTTAAAGTTTAGCGAAGTTAATAACTCGTTTAAAATTCTTTTTTTCATTTTGTGCGGCTTTAATTTGTGCTGGTGTTAATTCAAACCACGTGATCGGGGTTTTTTCATTTATTTTTATTGTAGGTCTGTAAATATCACCTTTCTTTTTATATCCTATTTCTCCTCTTTGGTTAAGCCACTGAGCATCGAACCAGCGCTTTAAATTTGATTCTTGTCTATTACCAATATACGCATCATCATTTTTATATTTCTTTAAATACTCTCTTTTATATTCTTGAACTAATAAACCACTTCTATATGCTGACGGTTTATATTTGCTATGTATATTTTGCTTTATTTTATCATATAATATCTGGTCTTTTGGTGTTGGCATTTTCTATATATTATAACTATTTAATTTTTTCTATTCTTTGGAGTAATTCATCAAATTTTACCTCATTATTTCTATTATTTTCATCAAGTTTCAATTGAATATTTCTATTACTTTCATCAATTTTTAATTGAATCTTTTTATTATTTTCATTAATTCTATTTGTAATCAGATATATATCAGATATATAAAAGAGCATACAACTAAAAGCACACGATAATATATTTTTATAATCAAATATCATTGTTATTAATACATAAGATTATTATATTCTTTTATAATTAAATTATAAAAATATGTTTCTAAATCGTTTAGTCCTTTCAATCCTGTTCCTATAATCATATCTTGTGGTAATCGATCGAGGATTTCGATCTTGTGTTCTGTATATGGATTATTTGATAATGATGGAACAACTATATCATTTTCTGATTTTTGAAATGGTTGAAGCATAGAAACTATATCTTTTGAACTTCTAATATCATATTGTTTTCCAATATTTTTAGTTTTATTTATTAAATGTGTTGGTGTAATAGCTTTATTTAAAGTAATAATATTTTTAACTTGTGGATCAGTTCCCAAGTCTTCAGCAATTGCTCCTGCAAGACTGTGACCAAGTAAGTCAATATTTTTATCTGTATATTTTTGTTTGATTTTGCCTAAAATTTCTTTTGGTTCATTAAATCGTTTATCATTATATCCAAATAACATTTTAGCATCTGTCATAACATCTTTAAAATCGCTTGTTCCTCTATTGACCATCGTAATATCATTAGTATTCTTATCAACATAAACTTTAGTTTTATCAGTTGATAATTCAGGGTCTAAATAATAGCGGTCATCAATATTAGCTGCGGTTTTATTTTTATTTTTATAGCTTTCATTTAATAGCTTATTCAAATATTTAACTTCTACTTTCCCGCCTTTAATTATTGGTCGTCGTCTATTTTGATATGACATTCTAATATAATATAATGATTTATTTTATACTATCTCAACTATATCAGCTGTTGCATCAGTTGTTGCGAGAAAATTTAAAGAGTTTGGCAATGATTTTTTTCCTTGATATTTAGCTATTACCTTCATTTTTATATGATATGGAAAACTAAATGTTAAGTCTTCATATATCTTATCATATTCATTTATAAAACCTTCTAATATTGCTGGTGTTATTGTTTCATTTTTTAGCATATAACTTTCTATTAGGTGTTGTAGCTTTATAATTTTAGTTCTATTGCTTTTATAGTTATTAATACGATCATTTAATTTATAATTGGTTGATATTGCTAATATGAGAGTATTAAGACCATTTAAGGTAATATTTATAATTTTCATTTTGCTTACATCGATTTCAGAAGAATTCATTATAGTTAAAATAGAAGACCCGAGAATAGTCGGGAGCATAATGCAATTATTGATGAAATTATAATAATTATATGATAAATCGCATAATATATTGGTAATATATGTTTTATCTAATATTAATTTTAGATTATCCATATTACAATACAAAAATAATTTTTTTTAGATGGCTGTTTGGCTGTGTTGCCACTCGCGCGGGCGGTTGCCTGCTCTTTAAGGGATTGAATACCTATTTAAGGGATTGAAACAAAAAAAAGGAAATTATGGTAATATATTTTTGATATGAGATTTACTTTTATTATGATGCCATAAAGAATATTTAGCTAATTCTATATTACATATATCACATCTAACCAATTCTTTACGTTTAATATTTAATCTTTCTTTATTTTCTTGATGCCATTTTGCTTTATATTCTTTTCGCATTACATTATCTTTTTTAACTTTTTCATTGTACTCATCTGGATTATTATTTTTATAATCCTGAAACCATTTAGCTTTGTATTCTTTTGGATTATCGCTATAATTTATATCAATTTTAGATGGTAAATGTCCGTTTAATGTTGATTTATGAAAATCAATCAATTCGCGTTCTCTAATATATACATCTTTTAAATTATCGTATTCACCATATTCTAATAATCCAATATATACATTTTCCCAACCGCCATTTTCATTTATAGTTTTATAAAGGGGAAAATTAATTTTTGATATATCTGTTAAATTCTTTTTATGTTGATATTTTCGTTTAGTAAAATTAGTTGTATAACCGATATATGTATATTCAGGATTTTTCATTAAGTTTATTTTATAGAATTCGTATTTCATTTATTATTAACTATTGACAATTCTTTAAGTCATTTTTTTAGATTTTTTGAGATTTAATAAAAATAATAAAATGTCCTCTGATAAGGTTTTTTAATTTAAGGGATTGAAACAATACCAGTTTCTACATCAATAGTGAGACCATTTGATTTAAAGGTAAAAACGAGGACATCAATAGGCACGTTATTGTTATTAGTGAATGAAATATTGAGATTACGAGCGGTTAATTTATCGGTAATATTTGAACGTTCAACATTAACCCAATAGAAACGGTTATAATTCCACCAGGCAGCATCAAATAGACCAGTTGAAACACCAAAATCAGCACTAGTTAATTGTTCAGCATACATTAACTGCTCAATGAAACTTTCATAATTATAATTAAGAACTGATTGGAGAACATTCTGACCTCCAACAGTAACCTGAAGATTTGTAAGTGAAAGAGGATGACCATCAGCAGGGACAGTATCAAAAGGCGATTTAGTGGCAAAATCACCAAAAGAGAATGACGCCTGAGAAGACACATAAGGGACGATTAAAATTCCAGTTGGATGAACTATTCCAGATGATATAAGTTGGTTGAAATTTCCACCAGCAGTAATATTATTATATTGATTGGTTAAAACTGTTCGATAAATGCATTTTTTACCGCGATTACTCATAACATATTCTTCAGCGAGAGCTGGTTGAATAGTAATTTGAGAATAATAAATGCGACAAGCGGGGAGAGGATGACTAGCTGCTGAATTGGCAAGATTGATACCATTAAAAGAAGTTGCAGGAGGTTTAACAAGATATAAACCAGCAGTAATATTAGCAGTTGTAG